AGTTGGTTAGCCGCGTCGGGTCTGAAAGCGTATCGCCCTCAACGTCGAAGCCTTCCACTTGCTTGTTGTCGCCATCTGCGGCCGCAAGCGTGTCTTTTTGCCATGCTGGATTACGGCTCGTCGTCTTTGCCTTACGAACAAGAGAATAAAACGGGGTTTCCGTTGGCGAAATGTTAGTGATGACATCTGAAAGGTCTTCTCTAATCCCGACCACGTCAAACGTCTGCAGTGTGCCTGTAAACAGGGATTCAGCCATTTTTTCTTACCTTATAAACGGCGCCAAAGCATCAGCGGCTGAATCAAGAGAGCGCTCTTGCATGTGCCGCTTTATTGCGCTTTGTTGCGCGCGTTGTTGAGATGAACGCCCGTCGGTTCCTTTTGAACGGACGAGCTTCGGTTTTGCTTTCACCTCTTTTGCAACGCCTTTGGATTGCCTCTCGAGGTTATAAAAAGCGAGCGCAGCTTTGATGACTTTGAACGCATCAGCGTTCCTGAGGCTATCAAACACTGCTGGTGATATGCCGAATCCTGCCTCCAAGTCTGACGCCGCTTGAATCGCGACGGCTTGGTCTCCTAATTCTGGCCAAAAATCGAGAATTTTAGCGCGTTCACGCTGCCATTGGACGTTTTCCAATTCAGCCTGGCGCTGTTGTTGCTGTTGCAGCGCCGCGTGTCGCTGTTGATTTGCTTGTTCATGCTGCTGTTGTAGCACTCGCGCGTTTTGCATCTGCGCGTAATAAAGCTCTGGGTCGTAATATTCTGAATTCGGGTTGAGTAGCTCTTCGCTAGGCTCTTGGACCGGAATTGCAGCTTGCCATTGCGCTATCGCGTCTTGATATTTCTGCAACGTTTGAACGTGCTGAATGGCTTGCTGGTCCCAATCAACTGGCGGCAGCTTAACAGATTTTACATTTTCAAGTTCCGCCTGCAATTCATCAAATTGCTGGTAACGCTCTAGCGCTTCTTCAAGTTTAATACGGCGCGGCTCTTCCCCTTCTTGAGAAGCCGGTATCTCAATGTAGTCCCCAAGGTCCACATCTTTTGAGTCCTTGTTTACGGTTTCCGCAGGCTCGTTTGCTGCCTCGGCCTCGACCGCCTCTACAGGCTCATCAGCTGTTAACTCAGGTTCTGGTTTTCCGTCGGGTTTAACTTCAACCGCTTCTGCCTCTTGGACTTCTGCTTTTGCAAAGCGGCCAAGGTCATCTCGTGGCGATCCCAAATCGATAGCGCTATCCGGCATGGCCAACACGGCATCCTGAAGGCTAGGACCCTGCTCAATTGGCTGTGTGTCACTCATTTATTCATTTCCTGCAATTCGGCGGCGGCTCTTTCACCCCGCACTACAACGCCCGTCATGCGGGCAATAAATTGCTCCAACGCCTGCAACTGAAGGGCGCTTGCACGCCGCCCGTCATCATCAGTCGGAGCGCAAAGCGTCATTGTTCGGATGAGTTGATCGCGCTCACGTGCTAAATGTTTTTGAACAAGTGGATGCTCGAACAGCTGTTTTACTTCGTGCGCAACTTGAGCCTGATCATTAAGGCGTTGGGCTTTCGTTCTTCGTGAGCTCACTTGTGCAGCTCCCCGCCTGGCCTAAATCCATCCCCGGACCCGTTCATTGCTGCCAAACTCATCTCATCGTTTGCGCGCTGCTCAGCCAGTTCACGCTCCTGCATCATGCGCAGCTCGGCGATCTCGCGCTCGCTTTGCAATCTCAACTCTGCAATTTCGCGTTCACTTGCGAGCTTTGCTTGTTGCAACGCCAAATCATTTTGCAGTTTCATTTGCTGCAGCGCCTGATCTGTCTCAGCTTGGCGTGCCGCCATATTTTCCTTGAATTGCATTTCCATCGCGCGGGCCTGCGTTTCAAATTGAAGCTTGGCTTGAGCTAGCTCGGCGTCTGCCATCGCTTTTTGCTGTTCCAGCTGCATTTTTGCGGCAGCTTCTGCCGTTTTCGGATCTTGCTGCTGCTGAGCAAGTTGCTCATCCATTCCTGGGGGAATCGACTTAAAGAACCGCTCCGGATTTTTAAAACCGCCTTCGCGCGCAATGTCCTGCAGGGTTTGCACGTATTCGCTAAGGCCAACCACAGGATTGCCCGAGCCTAGATATTGATAGATTTGTTCTTGCTTGGAAGCGATCATGCTGAGCTTTTGCAATCGCTCTTCCCGCGTTTCGGCGGCCACCCCAACGTGGATCTTAACGGTTAGATCTTCCGCCCAAGCCTGCGGATTAATTTCCAGAGGTTTGCCGTTAACACGAATTATGCGTGGCTGATCTTGATAGGATGCAACCTGTTCCAGAATGTGCTGAAAAATGCGCTCCACGCCTTTCGCCGCCCACCGGCCAATCAGCTCAATGCGTGAGTTAGCTGCCGCCGAAAGCTGACGAATGCCCGCCGCTGTATCCGTCACGCCTTGATCACGATGGCCTTGCGCGTGGCGCATCACGCCCGACGCCTGCTCCGTGCGCTGATCGGTATATTGCAGAGCTGGATAGATTGCGCCGCTCACGTCCGGCGTTACAGATTCGAACACGACATCACGCGGGCTGCCAGTGATTTGGATGACGTCACCAACCGACCGATCGAGCAGCTGGTCGATGACGTCCTCGTCCTGCCCCCCACCAACAAACGTACGTGGGCTGAGCGTCTGTTCGAGATTGAGCAGAAGGAACCGCATTAAGTCTGTGCGGATTTTGGTAAGCTCTAGGATTTGGTCTGCAACGGACTGGCCGATTGCGCGATGACTGATCCGGATTGGGCTCCATTCAATCAGGCCGCATTTGTCCACCTGCACGTTTTCCAGGATCGTATTTCCAACGCGCTTGATTTGGCGCAGCTCAACGATGCCATCGCCGTCATAGTCGATGCGAACCCATTCTGTGAGCAGATCCGACTTTGACCGCTCCGGCCCTGTCTCGGTGCTGTCGAATTCAATATTTTCGTCTTCAAAACGCGTTTGCCGACGCGCGTCACTGTCGAGATCGTCAACTTGGTCATCAATCGCCGCGCCCGATACGGCAGCAAGCTCATCGGCGCTGTCTGGAAACATCCGCGCAAGATCTGCGGTATAAACCTCTTGCTTGCGGCGGACATAGTCAGCATCGTCAATTGATTTTGAGCGCGTTGCAATTGCAAACTCTTCGGGCGCTACAGACTCAACGAGTATTCGTCCACATGCCGGCGTCCGTTGAGTTTTGACATCGTACGTAATAACGCCAAATTCATCTGGCTCGTTTTCTTCCGCTTCCAGAATTTCATATTCTGGCGATTTGATAAATTGCTCGACGCGCGCCCCAGTCACCTTTTGATAGATCTTAGGCGTTTGGGCATGCGGTTCCTCGTAACCGACATGCACAACACCAATGCGAGTAAGCAGGCCGTCGAAAAGAAAATCATGCAGGACGCTATCGCCATCATTGTCACGGCGGAAAACGTGCTGAAGATAGTCGGCAATTTCTTGCTCTTGGTCATTCGCTGCATCGTTCGGACTTTCGACAGCAATCAAGTCATCAGTCAAAAACATCCGCATCAGTGCTGGCATCATCCAGTTGATTGTGTCGGCTACGTCTTGGCTGACAACAGCGGGATGGCCCTCAATCTCATTACCGTACGGCTCGCCAAAATAGCGCTCCATTGCCTCGGTTTGCGCCTGAGCAAGATCGCTTTGATAGTATGTTGACGCGTCGGCTTCCTCTTCTCGCAAAATCGCGAGCAAGCGCCGTTCGTCCATCGGTTGTGATGTCATTTCAACCTATTGGTGTTGTTTTGCCGGGGATTTTGAAAAACACCCCCTGTTTTGTGCAACCTGTGATAGATACCGCGCCTTAGGACGTTCGGCTTTCATCAGCTCGATATTCTTCAAGCCATGCCTACGCGTCGGGGCTTGCGTCGCTCGCGTGCAATTTTGGGCGCGACTAGCGACATTGCTAGATATCGAAAAGCGTCACTTGCGTGCGATGTCCAATCGTGGCGCGGACGCTGCCGAAACGTTTTTGCCTTATCGTCCCATTCGCGCTGATATTGCCTTAGCGCCTCGAGTCCCTGCTCGCATTTTTGAGCATCAAACACACATCGCGGGATCATCTGCCTGACTGCTTCAATCCCATCACTGACATTATGACGAGGTGTGACGGTGATCGGTTTGAGGCCCAAGCTTTCAAGCGTTTCCTTACGAGATCGCGCTGTTGTCAGCTCGCGTATTTCAACGTCGTGGGGAAGGTAATGATCGGCATAAGTATAGGGCAGGCCATTTTGTAAATGGCGGGCAATGTCTGTTAAAGCCGTGTTGTTCGTTTCGTAAAAATCGATCAACCGGACTTCGCGGCCTACTTGTTGTGCGAACCATACAGCGGTTGAATCATCGAGCCCCAAATCCCAAGCAGTATAAACTGGCAGGCCTGGTTCCCACGGGACCGAGCAAATGCGGCCATCATCGTTTAGGGCGCGAAGCTGCTTGCCATAGTACGCCCCGACGATTGCTGCATCAAAACTGCATTCATACTCCTGATCGTAAGCCTCTTCGCTCATCATGCCGCGAGCGTCGGCCAACTCTTCTTCGGGCAGGATTTGCGTCGCGCTGGCTTTCAACAAGAGCGAAAACCATTCCTTTGGTAGCGCCTGCGCCAGCTTAAAGGTGTCATAGAACGCATTTCGTCCCTTAGGCGTCCCGATAAAAACAGCCCAACCGCGCCGATCGGATAATGCTGGCCGGATGACTTCTGGCCAAGCTCTTGGGTCCATGTCGGCTGGCTCATCAAGCACAACGCCATCAAGGTAGATGCCGCGCATCCGGTTATAATTGTCTGCACCATAGAGCCTGATTTGACCGCCAGTCGGAAGGACAACTCTTAGCTCGCCCTCATTGATCTGCATTCCGGGTATCTTCGCGGTGTATTCTTTGATGTACGACCACGCGATGTCTTTTGCCTGGGCATAGAATGGCGCGATGTATGCGAAGCGAGGGTTAGGCTTATCGCACCTGAGCGCTGCATCTATGAGATCCATAATGCAAGCGACGGTCTTGCCGGCTCGTCTGTGAGCTACGATGCATGACCATCTTTG